TGATGTACCGAGGAGGAAACAATGATATTACCAGGTTCTACTGTTACGATTACTAATGAGACATCTATATATTGTGGATATGAAGGGTGTGTTCAAAGAATTAGTGGTAATGATGTAGCAGTTCTTATGGATGCACATACGCCTTGGGATAAGATGATTACTTTTAGGATGTCAGATTTAGAAGAGAAAACTACAGGATTTCAGTATTATCCACAAAAACCAATTATAAAAAAGTCATAAGTTATACTAATAGGCATAAATTTTTGTTAAATTGTATCAGGGAATACAGACACATTTTGCATAAATAATGATAGAATTAGGGATAACAAGATGATCTAAATCTCTTCGTTATTGTAGTTCATTTGGAGACAATTATGCACAACTTAATACCCTTTAATCAGTTAGCTGGATCGAAACATGAAGAACCATCTGATCCACATCACGATTTAATCACGGAATACTACGAGTGTCTAATTGACTGTGAAGACGACCAACATGTTTGTAAACGTATATGTAAGGAGGTTTTAATTTAAAAACAATTCGACGTTTATCTTAACAAACAAATGATTAAGTATCAACATCCACCTTAAGTAAATTCAATTAATAATCATACCCCTTGACTTTTTAGTTGAGGGGTTTTATAATATCAAAAATATAGGTATATAAATGATTCAAAACGAAAAAGATCTTTTAGAAAAGTTATCATCTATAACTGATGAACTAGGTGGTAAGATGGAAAGATTAACCACTTATGATAGCACAGGTAAACAGAGTAAAAAAATTGTAATTGAGTATGATGAAGTATTACAACCGAGAAAATGATATATCTCATATGGATAGTCTATATGATGAGATAAGAGTGATGAGAGAACAATTACTCAATAGAATAGAACTATTAGAAGATGAGGTTGATTACTTAACACAAGAAAACATGTATTACTCTAAGCAATTATACCAGTTAGAAAGTAATATAGATAGTTTACTTGCAAGAATAACACAAAAATCAACAAATGAAGGACTGGAGTATCAAGAAAGCAGCGAAGAAATTAATACAGAGAGCTAAAAAACACCCTGAATTGTACACTGAACGAGACATTTATTATGCTAAACAAGTTAGGAAACAAATTAAACATGAAGAACGACAGTCTAAAAATACATCAGAATGAAGATGGTTCATTTAGTATGGAATGGGATAAAGAAGATCCTGATTGGAAATGGATGAATGACTTGACAACAAAAGAATTGGAAGTTATGATAGAACAGGCAATTAAATATGACAAAGCAAATGACTCACGATGATTATTCATTGACTAACCTTGAAGAATGGATTGATGATAGTTTACATTCTGGTGCTAGGCCTCAAGAAATATATGATGTCATAATTGATAATGTTAAGAAGAATATTAGGTATCATAAAGCTTGTTATAATGATAGTATTAGATTTCTAGCATTGCTACGAGGAAATAATAATAAAAATATTGAAGTTCATGACAGTGAAGAGTTAAAAATTAATATTGATGTTGAAGAGTATCCTGATTATGCGGGAATGTATGAGACTGATTCTGCTGATAATTATTCGAAAATGAGTCATGATGAAATGATTGAGAAAGGTTATACTATGACTGATGATGGGTTTTGGATACCACCTCAGACTGATTAAGTATTGGATGCTACGATATTATTATAAAGACAATATAAAATTTATAGATAAATTATATAACTTATGTTATAATATCAACACATACTCCAAAGCAAATGATTAACTTAGACGAAAGATACCACGAATACCTGCATAGTGATAAAACACTTAGAATTGATGGTGATGAGGAACGTCTACAAGCATACGGTTGGCATTGTGATGGAAACGAGATAAAAGGATACTATTTGACGACAGAAAACTATAAATTGTATTATAATATGGAAGAACAATTTGTTAAAATGGAGGCAATTCGAGAAGTCGCAGTTGCTACCTAAAATAAATACCATTATAGGAGTAAAGTTTAAGTTATGACTACTATCAAACACGACCTAGAGCATGAAGTTTATCTTGATCCAAAAGATAACAAAGAACATATTAATCATGGTATGTTAGAGTATAGTAAGGATGATTTGGAAAATGTTCATGCTGAATATGAAGAATATCATAAAGGAGATGTGGTAGATACGAATGAGGGTCGGATTAATGATTGGCACACTAGGCATGAGGATAAGCATTTAGAAGTATATTGTGATAATCATCCTGACTCATTAGAGTGCAGAGTGTACGACGACTAGGACAGTTTAATAATCTACACACCCACCTTGCATTAATTTGTAAGGTGGGTTATACTATGTGAAATTACTTTAGTTCTATGACTATGAGTTTAATTGAAAATTTTATTACAGCAGTTGCTACATACGATGTAAATAAACCAGCAAAACAATCTTCATTAATTGCACCATGGTTGGGAATAGATAGAACTCCATCAGGAATGTCTCAACGCATTGGTAATTATTTGGAAGATTTTTTTGCTTTAGATATGGGAGATCAAAATAAGTTACCATTAACTGATTATAAAAAGGGTAGAAATTATATGATAACTTATAAGGGTGAAGATCATCAAGTTGATATGCTTGCTCTACCTAACAAATGGGAAAAGTATGTGCATAGAGAATTAAAAACTAATACTCAACTTGATAGAGGTAAAAAGAGAGATACTTGTAATAGAGAGAAAGCAATTACATCGTGGATGGATGATCAAGGGTGGGGGTATGATAGTGGTATATTTTGCCCCTTCTTTTATAATAAAGGTAAGAAGGTTGCGGGGTTGGGTTGGGTTGATGGTATAGATTGGTACATTGAAACTTTTCAACCAACATGGACTAAAGGAGATTTTATTGATATGGGTCGTAATCCTTTAGTACATACTGCTATAGGTTTATGAAACCAGTTGTTAAGTATCAGGGTGGTAAGACTAGAGAATTGCCATTAATTGATCCTTATATAAAATCAGCAAAGAGAATTATTGAACCGTTTTGTGGTGGTGCAGCAGTATCTTTACATGCTAATGTTCCATCAATACTTAATGATTGTAATAGTAATGTTATCAACCTTTATAATATTATCAGAGATAAGAGTTACTTTAATATATTATTAAAAGAAGTAGAGTATATTAAAACATTAGAACATGATGATCTTGAGAAGAGATATTATGCTGCCAGAGATATAATTAATGGAAATAATTCTGAACCATATGATTTAGCATTGTCATATATTATTGTTAGACAGTTATGTTTTTCAGGTATGGAAAGATATAATGATAAGGGTGAGTTTAATGTACCATTTGGACATTATAAGAAGTTTGCATGTAATCTATCACCTAATCATCATACTTTCTTTAGTAAGTGCGAGATATACAATGAGGATGCAGTTAAATTGATAAGGACATTCCCTTTTAAAGAGGGTGATTTCTTATTTCTTGATCCACCATACTTAGACCGTTTAGGATACTCTACAGGAGATGGTAGTGATGGATTACATGAGAGATTGGCATCTATATTAAATGAAATTGATGTACCTTGGTTGCTAATACATTCAGATTGTGATTTTATCAGACAATCATATTCAGAATGTATCATTGATGAGGTTGGGTTCAAGTATTCTCAGAATTTTGGTAAAGACAAGGATCATTCTAACTCTAACGTCAATCATTTGTATGTCAGTTCAGGAAGTGTCACAGAGGATGTTGTTCTACTCTCATAATGGATTATAATACAGTCATGGGAAAACAAACGAGGTTCCTAACTACCTGACTTAGAAGCAGGACATTATCGTTGGGGTAAAATGAATAAGTAATTGCCTCAGTTTTGTTTTCTCTCACCTTATCACATAACGAGGAGATGGATGTGCCTCTGGGATCGCAACCCAAGAAAGAACTAACATCCCCATGGCTTTTACCCCCCCTTTTACAATGGCAACACGTTCAAGAATCGGATTACAACTTGCTGATGGTGCTATTCTTTCAGTGTATCATCATTGGGATGGTTATCCAGAGTGGTTAGGGGTTATGTTAGAGAAGAAGTTTAACACAAGGTCTTTGGTTTCAGAATTGCTTGATGGTGGAGACATTTCATGCCTTGCATCTGATACAGATTGGGATAGAAACCAATTGGAGGAAACCAGACCATTATATTATAATGAGAGAGGAGACAACACAGAACCACGTTTAGACCTTAATGTGGAGGATTACTTCGCTGCTGGTGAAGAGTATGCTTATATCTTTACATTAGACCATACATGGGAGTGCTATGCTCTATCCTATGAGTATGATGATGAGTACAATGTTACTGATTATAATGTTGTAGGTAAAGAAATCCCATCTAGTGTGCCAGCAGAATAACTGGCACACATGGGGTTGGCAGATCCCCTCAAAACTGTTATATTAGCCATGTTGAGAGATATGTGGTTCTACTGCCCCGATTAAGTTTGGGGGTTCAGGTGTAAGCGATTCCCAGTAGGTAAATTTGGGCATAGTAGGTGAAACCTCTGTTGATGCCCCACTCTCTCAACACCATTTAGGCAAGGGTCTATGGTTGTCTCAATTTAGTTGAGAAATTACGCCCTGTAAGTCCTCAACACAATATTTCGAGGAGATGGATGTGCCTCGTGGATCGCAACCACAGAAAGAACTAACATCCCTATAGTTTACTTACTAATTAACACTATGCCAACTGCATCTACAGCGAAGAAAACAACAACTCCTCGCAAAAGACGCACTCGTAAAGTATCAACAACTGCGGTTAAATCTGCAACTCTAAATACTCCAGTTGTTAAAAAGACTGTGACTAAAGAAGAACCAGTTAAGTCAAATAGACCTGCTCAACCTAACCTAACTTGGAAGGATTACAGAGCAGATGCAATAGTTCGTTGGAATATTCATTCTTATGAAGTCAACGAACTAGGTAAAGATTTGGTAAAAGGTTATCAACTTGTTAAGCAACATGCAGTACAAGTTGTTAATTATACTAAAGAATCTTACAACAAAGCATTTAACTAGACCAGCTATTAAAGTGTCACATTAAGACCCTTCGGGGTCTTTTTTTATGCTATATTATACTTAATTGAATAAAACTATGTTTCATTTAAGACCACATCAACAGACAGTTATTGATACTTTACAAGAGAATCGTAAAGGTCAAATAATTGTACCTACAGGTGGCGGTAAAACTATGTGCATGATTAAAGATGCACAGAGACAATTTAATAGTTGTGATTGGGATGTAGTATTGACTGATCCTGATAGAAAAACTATTGTAATTGTTGCCCCTCGTATTCTATTAGCACATCAACTTTGTGAAGAGTTTGATGATAATATCCTTGTAAATCCTATGCTTCAGTATCAAATACTGCATGTACATTCTGGTGATACTCATCACGAATCTACTACAGATAGTGATACTATTTCACAATGGAGTAAGGATAATTACAGATACAATAAGTTAATCTTCACTACATATCACTCTCTTCATAGAATACAAGAAGCAGAGATTGATGTGGATACAATATACTTTGATGAAGCACATAATAGTGTTCAGAAGAACTTTATTGAGGCAGTTGAGTATCACTCAATGTATGCTAATCGTTGCTACTTCTTTACTGCAACTCCTAAACATTCAAGAACTCCTTTTAAGATAGGAATGAATGATGAGGACATATTTGGTGAAGTATTAGTCAATGTACCAGCACCACAGTTAGTAGATGGTGGGTATATTCTACCACCTAAAGTAACAATCAAGAAGATAGATGAGACTGATGATAGTAGATTTAGACACGAGAAAGACTGTGACAATGTAATAGATAGCATTGATGATTGCAACAAGGATAAGATACTTATCTGTGCAAGATCTACTAAGCAAATTGTTAGTTTAACATCATTAACTGACTTCTGCATACAGTTAAGAACTCGTGGATATTCTTGGATGTATATAACATCAAAGACTGGTGCAATCATAGATGGTAAGAAAGTATCTCGTGAAGATTTCTTCACTAAGTTAAATGAATGGGGTGCAGATGATGATAGAAAGATTTGTAGTATTACATCATAGCATATTATCTGAAGGTATTAATGTATCAGGATTAGAAGCTGCATTGTTTCTTAGGTCAATGGATTATGTGGGTATATCTCAAACTATTGGTAGAGTGATACGCAAAGGAGACGAGAGTAAGACCTATGGATTAGTTGTAGTTCCCTGTTATGATAAGGTAGGTATTACTACATCAAGAAAAGTCAATGCAGTTGTTGATACTGTATTCAAACAGGGTCAGCCTGCTATTAGTGTGATAAAGAAATGACAAGAGATTTAGTTTTATTTGGAGATTGTAGGGAGAGGTTAAAAGAGTTTGATGACCTCGCAAGAATGTGTATTACTTCCCCACCATACTATGGATTAAGGAACTATGGGGATAAAGATAATCAAATCGGTATTGAACAAACACCAGAAGATTATGTAAATGAATTAGTCAAAGTATTCAGAGAAGTTAAAAACAATTTAACAGAAGATGGAACACTATGGTTAAACATAGGAGATAGTTATTATAACTATCGGCCAGGAAAAGGTCAAGGATTAGTAAAACAAAGTGTATCTAAAACTAATCAAGATTTACCTACTAATTGTAATAAACGAGGTAACAAATTAGAAGGACTAAAAGAGAAAGATTTGATTGGAATTCCTTGGATGTTAGCGTTTGCATTAAGAGCAGATGGATGGTATTTAAGGCAGGATATTATATGGCATAAACCTAATCCAATGCCAGAAAGTGTGAGGGATAGATGTACTAAATCACATGAATATTTGTTCCTTTTAAGTAAGAACAAACGATACTATTATGATAATGAAAGTATCAAAGAACCAGCAAAAGATTGGGGAACTAGAGATAGAACTAATGGCAAATATCACAATAAAGGAACAGGATTACAACCTCATTCTGGACTCACTAAATCATATCCAACAAAGAATAAAAGATCAGTCTGGAGTATAACAAATAAACCATATAGAGGAGCACATTTTGCATGTTTTCCACCTGATTTAATTAAACCATGTATATTAGCAGGTTCAGAGAAAAATGATATAATTCTTGACCCATTTATGGGATCAGGTACAACTGGAATGGTAGCAAAAGAGTTAGGAAGATATTACATAGGGTGTGAATTGCATGAGGATTATGGTAAACTAATAGACAAAAGAGTAGGAGAAGTACCAGGAACTTTAGAACAGTTCTTATAACAAGGGGGGGTCGTTTAAAGTGTCCGTATAGTGTATTCACGTTTTAAGCACTCTATGGCAACTCGCAGACGCTCATCAGCACGCAAATCTGCTAAATCTGCAACTGTTACTAAGGAGTCCATTGTTTCTGTAAAGAAAGTTACATCAACACCTGCAAAACGTGTAAATAAAGTTACACCGATTGCAAAACCTATTGTGACTGATTCAACAGCAACACCACAAATTGAGATCCAAGAAGTTAAGAAAGAAACCAATTCTTTTCCTGATTTCACTCAATTAAGAGGACTTGATTTCGTAATAGTTCCTCTCATTTATCTTGAAGCATTTGTAGTAAACATTCTACATAATCTCAATGTAAAAGTTCCTGAGAGAGTGTCACTTAGATAACTGACCATTAATCCCCTTAAATGGGGATTTTTTATGCCATAATGAAGATATAGAAAACCAATTCCCGATTTATTATGAAACTTACAGGTGACACACTTATCAACAAAGTTATTGATTTAGGAGATTCACCTAAAGAAGATGTTGTTAATGCTTGTGGATATAGTTATGTTACCAAATCAGGCAAGGAGAAATTAAATTATACTGAATTTTACATGGAATTATTATTAGCGAAGGGGGGTCGCTTAAAGTGTCCTTCTTGTATATGATGAAAACTATGACTAAAAACACGCATATCGAACATCCTGAAGATTCTATCCTTAATGGTGATTTAAGTGTACTAGATTGGTTCACCTCCAATGGGAAGATTTCAGCAAAGATTGATGGTGCGCCAGCAATAGTTTGGGGTCGTAATCCTGCGTCTGGAAACTTCTTTGTAGGCACTAAATCTGTTTTCAACAAAAAGTTAATTAAGATCAATGAATCGCATGAGGATATTGATAAGAACCATGAGGGAAATGTAGCACATATATTACATCTATGTTGGGATAATCTTCCTAGAACTGATAAGATCTATCAGGGTGATTTCATTGGTGTTGGTGGTAATATTGCTTATCAACCTAATACTATCACCTATTATTTCGATGAAGTAGTAACAAATAACATAATTATTGCACCTCATACAGTATATACTGCTGAGAACGATTTACGTGAGGCAGTTGTTAATAATGATGCAATACTTAACTTGCAAAGTGATAATAATGTGCTATTTGTTCGTCCTTGGGTAACAATAGATGAGCAAAGAGAAGATATACACGAACTGTGCAAATTTGCCCGTCAAATGTCAACATTATGCGAGTTTCCTAATGATAAACAAGTCAAAAGGATTAAGCAGCATTTAAATGCATGTATTAGAGCAGATATTGAGTTAGATGATATAACATTAGAGGCACTTGCTTATGATAATGAATGTGATGTAAATGTCCTGCGTTTGTGGAAATTAGTGGAATCAATTAAGATGGATATGTTTGCATATATTGAGGCAGAAAATACCCTGGAATGTTATATTGGTGAAGACAGATGTGACCATGAAGGTTATGTTTTACACAACAAATATGGGACATTTAAGATAGTGAATAGGGAAGGATTTAGTCGTGCTAATTTTAACTTAGTGCGTGAATGGGATTGATGCACTAAGGGGGAACCTCTAAAGTGTCCCTGTAGTGAGGAGGGAAATTCCTGAAACAGGTAGTCCCGTCAAGTTCTTAACAGCGATGTTATGCTCCTCACTCAAATTTCAATCGTTTTAATTATGTCAAAT